AGTAAACTTCTGCGGTTTTACCTCAACCAGATACTTCTTTGTAACACCACTTTTTTCTTGAACCTTGATATAAAAATCCACGAAATATCTATGTACTCGATTATCTAAAGGAGAGATATATGGTATGGGCAACTCTTCAGATCCCCATTCCAATATGTTGTCGTTATTATCACACCACTTCATAAACTTTAGTTCCCAACTGGAGCGATAAACAATATTGTTTGGATTCCCAATGTATTTCTTTGGATCCTGTATTTTATACAGTCCTTTCAAAGATTCCTTGCCATAACTCATATAAATATTCCAAACTCTATACTTAATAGGATATTTATTCTAGATGGCAACCGAAGCACCAAACCAAACTCCAACCACAAATGGCGGAGCAACTACACCTGCGGCTCCTGCTCCAACACAAGAATTCGGTAGAGGTAGATTTGATAGAAAAGATTTACTGACAGAGATTAAAGATCCGCTGGAAACTAAAAATACAACATCTAGTTACAGATACCCTCTAGATGTGGGATCTGCAGAATATCCACATTATGTTGCATTTTATCCATTGGTAAGAGAAAACTCGGATTATGGGCAACGGTTAAAAAATTCTGGAGTCGTTTTTAATCAATCTGATCAAAATAGAACAGATCCGGAAAAAGGTGGTGTCGCAGCGGGTGCAGCAGGTGCACTTGCAGGCGCTGCTATTGGTTTGGGCAAAGCATTAAGTGAAGCAGGTGGAAGAAAATCTTCTGCGGGTGATGGGGCAGAAGAAATCGGAGTAGTCCAAAGCGCAGCGAAGGGAATAGGCAGTGTTTTTGCGGGCGGTGCTTTGGGTGGTCTCTTTGGTTTGGGTGCCTCGCAATTAGCTGGCGAACAAAGAGCAGTATTCGGCGATAGTGAAATAATCCTGCATGTGTCCGAGAGAGTTTCTGCGTCATATGGCGCTAATTGGGATGTCGGAGATCTTGGCGGTTTAGTCGGCGCAATTGCTTCTGGGCAATTTGATGCTTTCGGTGGTGAAAACCTGGACTATGCAGCTAGAAAGGCAGCGAAACTTGCAGGATTGACGGGATTCGATCAATTATCGAATGTCATTGAGGCAACATCAAAGAAAGTTGAGAACCCATATAAAGAACAACTTTTTCGTTCTATGGGGTTTAGGAAATTTGTTTTTGATTATAAATTTTCACCAAGAAATGAGGCTGAAGCATTACAAGTATTCGGAAAACCTTCCCGAACTCGCGAAACGAATATCGAAGGAATAATACCAACTTTCCTTAGACACATGCATCCGACGAAAAGTAAGTCTAGATTGTTCTTGGGGTATCCATCAGAATTTCTTATCATATACTATTATAATGGTGCAGAGAACAAATACGTCAGAAAGATATCTAATTGTGCGCTAGTCAACATGTCTATCGATTATGGCGCAGAAGGTTTTACGACATTCAGAGGTGGTATACCATCAGAAGCAACAATTCGGTTAGAGTTCTCAGAACTAGAAACTCTTACTGCGGATAGAATTGAGGATGGATTCTAATGTTTTTTTCTTTGCACCCAGCACTGCTGGTAAATTTTCCAGATGGTTCAACTAAAACAATTACAGATATTTTCAGAAGAGTGTCTGCTAATAAATTTGCCAATAACTTTGCAGTAATGCAAGAGATTACGATTCCAGATGGATTTACCGTCGAACAAGTAGCAGATAAGTATTATGGCAGACCTGATTATCATTGGATTATTTTAATCCTAAATGAAATTATTGATGTTAGACAAGAATGGCCGATGTATGATAGAGATTTGATAGAGTATGCAAAACTGAAATATGGATCCGTGCAAATTTACGAAACACATCATTACAGAACTACAGATGATGATAAGTTAATTGTGGATTTTGATGCACAAAAACTTGCATCTGGAGAAATTGAGGAAGTGACGAATATGCAGTATGAAGAAGAGTTGAACAATAAAAAACGAGAAATACAAGTTCTGCGCCCAGAACACTTGTATGAATTTGTGTCATTGTATACCAGTTTAGTTAAGTAAATGGTAGCAAATACTAACTCCTCAAAACCTAGAGATACTGACACTCTTATCTTCGCAGGAGATGTCGTTATTAACAAAGTTGAAATGACTTTGTTAAGCGGAGAAACTTTAGATTTAAGACCGTTTGTAGTAGAAATAAACATTTACGAGGATATATACTCTGCAGCATTAACGGGCAATGTTGTCATAAGAGATGCGGTAAACTTGATTGGTAAATTACCATTAGTTGGCGACGAAGTTATCACTATTGATGCTCACACACCAACATTCAGCGAACCAGCAAAACCAGACAGAATCAACAAAATTCAAAAGTCTTTCTCTGTATATTCAATTAAAGATCGATTATTGAACGCAGACAGAGAGCAGTTTTATACAATACAGTTTTGTTCGCTGGAAGCATCACTCGATAATGTTACGAAAGTTTCTAGGAAATATGAAGGTAATACTGACGACATCGTTTTGAAAATTTTTGAAGAATATTTCAAGTTACCTAGGATTTTTAATTCCAAAACGGCATTAGATTCAAGCGAAGGCACAACCGAAGATCCTGCGACAGAAAAAGAATCTACGGGATCAGAAACACACACAGCATTATATGTTGCAGATAGTCCACATAAATCTAAGATAAGTTTTGTGTCGCCGATGTGGAGTCCAATAAAAATTATTAATTGGTTGGCGAAACGAACTATCGGTAACACATATGATAAATCTCCTACGTTTTTATTTTTTGAGACTACCAAAGCATTTTACTATACTTCTATTGAAGCATTGGTTGCCACTCAAATGACAAACGGTATGATATATTCGCAATTTGTATATAATATTCCTACAACTGATACTCAAACTGCAGAAGCATTGCGTAAATCTTTTTCTGTCGTCAAGGATGTGAGTTTTCTAACTAATCTAGATGTGTTACGATCGCAAGATTTAGGTCACTTTACTAACAGTGTTTATACGTTCGACTTGATTAAAAAAGAACATAAACATTGGATCTATGATCATGGTATGGCATTTCAAGATTACAAGCACATGGAATCCTATAAGATAGTAGATAAAAAATACGTCGAAGATGATACGAAAAAATTCAATTCTATTTTTCCGTTTAATGTCATGCGTTCATACAACACAAAAAGTTTTATGAGCACCATTAATCCTGGAGTCTTAGATTACACAGAAGAATCAGTTGATTTAAAACCCGAAACATTTATTGGTCAAAGAAATAGTTTGTTGATGGACATTAACACACTAAAGATGTCAATCGAAGTACCAGGAAGAACTGATTGTGAAGTAGGTAAGATTATAGAATTTTTCTATCCTAATGTGGATTCTAAAAATAGTGAGACCACGAAGGAAGAAGAAAAAACATTATGGGATCCATTGATTAGTGGTTTCTATTTGATAACTGCACTTCATCATAAAATTACACCATTCCAGCACAGTATGGTCTTGGAAATTTCTAAAGATTCATATAAAAATGCATTACTTGATGTTGATGGTGGTTCTGATGATGCTGAAACAACTCCTCCACCAGCAACAACACCAACTACGACTCCAGTGACAACACCAACTACGTGAGAGAATAACAATGGACAATATTACATCTAATAATAATGCAAACTTCTATTGGTGGTTTGGTGTTGTGGAGGATCGCGACGATCCGCTGCGTTTGGGTAGATGTCGCACAAGAATCCTTGGTTATCATACAGATGACAAAGAAGAACTGCCGACGGAAGATCTTCCATGGGCAATTCCTGTTATGCCTGCAAACTCAGCAGGATCTTCAGGAGTAGGTTGGTCACCAACAGGTGCAGTAGAGGGTTCGTGGGTAGTTGGATTTTTCGCTGATGGCGAAAACGGACAGCATCCCATGTTCTTTGGCACAGTAGGTTCGATTCCTGGTGGATTGGCATCAACTGGTTGTGGTGATGGTTCTGATGGTTCTGGGCAACCTGGAGATTCCGCTACGAGCGATGGGACTGGTAGTTATGATGGAGCAGGAATTCCTGCTAGTGTTGGCAATTTAACACCAACACAAGCAAACCAAGAAGCGATTGACACGGTAAAATTCTTTATGTCTAAGGGATGGAAAAAAGCACATGCATGTGCTATTGTTGGCAATCTACAGCAGGAATGTGGTAATTTCAATCCTAATGTTATTATTGGTAAAAAACGTGGCGACAGTGGAAATGCTGCAGGTGTCGCTCAATGGAATAGAAAGGGATCTCCTGAAAGAGTTAGGAATTTCAAAACGTTTACTGGTATAGATTTATTTAATCCAGGGAATATTGAATGGAGATCTTTCCTGCGCAAACAACTAGAATTTATTCACTGGGAGTTGACTACCAAGGGTAGCGGCAACTCAGAATCAAAATCTGGTGATAAATTAAGAAAATATCCAGATACAAAAGAAGGTGCTTCTGGCGGCGCTGCAATGATTGATAAGTTCTATGAACGATCTGATGGTCATTCTAAAAACGCACGTTCTGCAAATGCAATCAACCTGTTCAATAAAGTAAACTGATCGAGGATTATATGATCAAGAACAAAGAATTTATCTTAACTGAATCCGATCTTGAGAAAGTTATTCTAAGAGGCGGAAAAATACTCGTTGGAGCTGGCGAAAGAACAAGTCAAGTCGGTCCATTAACAGTTGAACAACTTGCGAAACTCATGACTGCATGCGTAACAGCATTGGATAAAATTTATCCTGTTCCAGCGAAGTCATCGCCAAAATCTTTAAAGCAAAAAGTTGATTCTCGTGGTAGATATGGTGCATACAAACTGACAATTCAACAGTTGGTAGATTCAGCATACATCGATAAAGAAGTTATCGCGTGGGGTCAGGGCGGATTGCAACTTCATGGTGATGGTCCATATACTGCAGAGCGTAGAACTTCCTATGCAGATGAAGCGATGAAAGAATATGATGACATTGATTTTGATTTTGCAGTTCCACGAACCGAAGAGCGCAACAACCTACAATATTATCTGATAAAAAACGAACCACCAGCATATATTAACACTGCGGTTCAAACTTACGCACCAATTAGCAGTTTCATCGGTAGCAGTTTGATTGATCAAAACTTCTGGGCATATAATCTCATAGAATTTACTTACAAATTATTCATAACAGCAAGAATATTTGACGAAGATTTATTGTTGGACGAGAGCGATCTCAGAGAAGATTCAATCAGGGCACTATCTGGGTTGATGGCAGTTGCGATTTGTGATAGTTATGATGCAGCAATCAGTTTGGCAAATGGTAAAGAAAAATTTAATACTGATGGAATAGGTTCTAAGTATTGGTATTCTATTGGATGGAATGCAATCACTGATGCGTCTCAACAGAAACCATTTGACGAACCAGAACCAGTTAAATCTCCAGATATAACTGCGATCGCAAACGTTTCTAGTGATGCAATTTCTGAAGAACCAACACCTGAAACTGCCTCTGCACCAATTAGTACTACGACTGATAGTGGTAATCCGAGCGCAGTTCCAGAATCGAGCGATACACCACCACCACCAGTAACTGCAGAAGCAGTTGCTTCATCTACGCCACCAGCAAAACCAGTGTCATATCGTGCTCAATCGACTGGTGAAGGATATTTAATTTCTTACACGTTAGACGACGTTGGTTTGTATTTCGGCGCAGACGTGCAATCCTTGGGTGTCTTAGTTGCAACGGGACTTTCTGAGACAAGAGAAGAATTACTCCGAGGGTTACTTTCTAAGATCGACAAGGTAATTCAAGGAACAGACCAAACTCATGCTGCGTATATTCCACTAACCAGCGCAAGAAATGATCTTGCAAATAATTTCTTTAATGTAACAGAACCATTACTGAATCAGAAAAATGCTAAAGCGGAACCACCGCCACCGAGTCAAGTGAACAATCCGGATGGAACTACATCTACCACTACGACTACAATTTACACTGATGGTAGTAAAACCACTATTACTGAAACAATTAGTACTGATGGAACAGTATCAAAACAAAAAGAAATTACTCCTGTGTCACCAACAGCAGATGTTTCACCGCCGAAAGTTTCTGACGATTTAGAAAAGGTACGCAATCCTGCAGATTCTTCTGCGGTTGTTGCAACAAGCAGCAACAGTATAGGAACATATGGCGCTGCAAATCAACCATCTAATGCAGATGTAGTCCCAAATAACGATCCCTCTAAGGGATTCAAAGATCCAAAATCTCAATATCCGAAAAAAGATAGTATAAACAAACCAGATACTAATACCCTTGCGGTCGGAATCAATTCACCAAGCATCAATGCAGATCCAAGATCTCCTGCGGGAGATCGTAAATCAATGAGTCCAGGAGCATCACCTGCTGCAAGAAATGCATCTAGAAAAAGGGAAGTTCGCAAAGCAGGTAGAAATGGAACTTCGTGGTCACAACCAGAGTCTCCATATGCAGCAGAATATCCTTACAACAAAGTCTTTGCTGGTGAATCTGGACATGCGTTAGAAATCGATGATACTCCAGGCGCAGAACGTTTAAACTTTGCACATAGATCTGGGTCGTTTGATGAGATTGGACCAGATGGAACAAAGGTTTCTAAAATCGTAGGCGATGGATATACCATTTATGAAAACGATGGATACATTTTAATCGAAGG